TGTCAGTCAACGCCAACCGGATGACTGACATCCGGAATCAGCCTTTCACCGTGTACCCGTTCTACAACAATGATACAACGGTTCCTCCGCCGTGGAAGAACGACGTGCATCAGGCCACCCACGATCACTACCTGGATCTTGGAGCGGCACCTCTGACGCCTGCCGATCTGGATCTCATGGAGGGTCACCTGAAGCACCACGGGTATGGAGCGCAGAACAACTCCACCATGTACCTGCTGGTGAACACGGCGGAACTCGCAGTCATTCGGAACTTCCGTGTGTCAACGGGTGCCTCGTACGACTTCATCCCTGCTGCCGGTCAGCCTCCTTGGCTGCTGCCGACCAGCACGGGCGGTGTCGTGTCGCCGCAGGGGCAGGGCGTGCCTACCGTGTTCGGTGGTATGCGAGTTGCCGGACGCTACGGCAACTGGACTGTCGTGGAAGAGGACTACATCCCGGCTGGCTACTTGTTTGGCTTCGCCACGGGCGGCGACAACGCTGCCACCAACCCTGTCGGATTCCGTGAGCATGCCAACCCCGCTCTCAGGGGCCTGCGCATCGTCAAGGGTCGTGAGCCGGATTACCCGCTGATTGACAGCATCTACAACCGAGGCTTCGGTACGGGTGTTCGTCACCGTGGTGCCGGTGTTGTGGGCCAGATCGCTGCTGGTGGCGGTACCTACGACATCCCGACAGCGTACCTGTAAACACGGTTTCATAAAGTCGTGGTCCGTGTCGGCAGCTTTCCCCCAGATGTTGCTGACACGGGCCACCTTTACGAACATATCTTGGAGGTCTGAAGATGGGAAACAAGAAACTTGACGATGCTCTTGGAGCGCCCTTTGTCAAGGTCAAGGACAGGGATCTCAAGGGGTTGAAGTGGCCGGAGCTGAAGTACCTCAAGGATCGTGGCAAGCTGACGGCTTCACAGGAGCGTGCTGCTGGCTTTCGTCCAAATCGTCTTGGAGGAACCTATCCGCCCGGTGAAGTTCATAGTGACGACTATGGTGACGAGGCATACGAGGATCTGGAAGGGCCGGCGCAGGAAGAGGAACTCCAGGCAGAGGAGTCGGAAGAGCTGGACGACGAGGAGTATCAGGAGGATGACGGCGGGGAAGTGGAGTCGCAGTACGCCACCTGGACTCGTGATGAGCTGAAGACCGAGATCCGCAGTCGCAACGAACTGCGGGAAGCGGGCGACCAGCTCAAGCTCACCGGCAAGCACGACGAGCTTGTCACTGTCCTCGTGGAAGACGACGAGGCTGATACCTGATGGCTACGCCGAGCGAGATCATCGCTGTTCGGGAGAACACCAACGAACATGCTGCGACACCTTGGACCGATGAGGACATCAACGAACTCATCACAAGCACAGGGAGCGTTGATCTCGCCTCGGCCGTCATCTGGCGCAAGAAGGCTGCGAAGTACGCCGATCTGGTTGACACTAGCGAAGCGGGCGCTAGCCGCAAGCTCAGCGATCTTCACAAGGCAGCTTTGTTGCAGGCGGCACAGTACGAGAAGGCGGGCGGTACTGACGACGGCACCTTTGGGCCTGCTCAGGTACACGTGATTGAGCGGATACGATGAGCAACGTCGCCAGCGTGCACGACGCCAGTACACAGGCGTTCATTGACGAGGACCCGTCAAACGCAGTTGTGGAACGGCGCAAGCGGACCACGGTGGGTGGTGGTGGCTGGCAGTGGCAGCACGTGGCCTATTTGCCGGTTCAGCAGTGTCGGCAGGTACTACGGGGCAACGTCAACGACACGAATCAGCGCACGCTCCCAGACGGGCGAGTGGTGGTTGCTAATTCGGTGCTGGTGTTCCTGCTGGGCGGGGATATCCAGGAAGGTGATCTTGTTCGTATTGATGGGGTTCAGTACGAGGTGATTCGTACCAAGGCCAAGTACGACGTCACAGCCGAGGTGATCAAGCATGCCGACACGTAGCGCATCGGGTGGCGGTGCGGGTGGTGTCACCATGGACAATCCCATCACCAAGAAGCTCGCCACAGCGGCCGCCCTTTCACCCGAGTACGTGGAAGCTGTTCTGGAGTACCACGCAGGAAATGCCCAGAACCAGATGAGGACAAAGGCGCCTTGGACCGATCGTACCGGTAACGCTAGAGGCGGATTGTTTGCCCAGGTGTTCAAGGAGGGTCTTACCAGGGGCATCGTTCTGTACCACACCATGCCCTACGGCATCTGGCTGGAAGTTCGCTTCAGCGGCAAGTACAGGATCATCGTTCCAACTGTCAACACAACCGGCAAGAAGGTCATGACAACCCTTAGGGGTCTGTACAGGGGTGTGACCTGATGAACGATTCCTTCTGGAGAACCTGGCTGTACGACCGGCTTCGGCTGACGAGTCCGGTGGTTGCGCTTGTTCCCGAGGCAAGCATCTACGGTGCCGGCTCGCTCACTGCTCCTCCTGCGAAAAAGCCCTTCATAGTTATCACGATGGGGCAGGACGTGCCCGAATTCCCAGGTGTAAGTCGGCAGGACGCCACCCTCTGGTTTCACGACAAGCCGGGCACGTACAACCGCATAGACCAGATCAGGCAGGCTGTCAGACAGGCCCTGTGTGGCCCTGACGGCAATACGGGACCGGTTGCCGAAGCTGGTGCCATTGCCTGTCGTTGGATGGCTGACAGCGGCGACCAGGCCGACGAGGGCTACGGCACCATAGTCAAGACAACCGATTTCCAACTTGTAGGGAGGAAAGGCAATGGCTGAGCGCAAGACACGGCCGACAAGCGTGCCGGATGACGAGGTGGATGTGGCGATGGCTGCTACCGCTGATGAGGTGGAAGGTGATGGCGAGCCGCCTGAAGGTACCGTCAAGATCAAGTACCTGGGCCACGCCAGTGTGCGCAGCTTCGTGGAGGAAGACTTCACCAGGCACGGCATTGAGGGTCAGGGCGACGTCAGTTTCAACCATTCCAACAAGTGGGTCGCACACGTTTCTCCTGAGGCTGCCGGTTATCTGATCGGAACTCGGGAGTTTGAGAAGGCGTAATGGAACTGCGATGCCAGAAGAAGCTTCACGGAAAGATTGACGGCAACGTGATTGAATTGGGTTGTCAGTCACGCTTCTGTGGTAAGCGCCCTGGCCTCGTTGTTCTTCATCGCTTCAATGTCCAAACCGGAGAGCTGATAGATACAAGGCGCTTCGCAGATCCAGTGAAGGAGAACGGAAATGGCGCTCGGAGTAGCGTATCCATTCGGCATTCGTGACATCAAGCTCAAGCCCATCACCAACGTGGTGACTGAGGCACTGGGCACGATCATTGATCTGCCGGCTGCCCGCACCTTCAAGTTCACAGAGGCTGAGTCCTTTGAGGAGCTTCGTGGTGACGACAAGGTCATCCTTTCCCGTGGTACTGGTCCTCAGATCCAATGGGAACTGGAGTCAGGTGGCATTGAGCTGGCTGCATACGTGGCCATTGTCGGCGGCACTCTCAGCGAGACGGGTACAACACCCAACCAGATCAAAAAGGTGACCAAGAAGGCCACCGACGCACGGCCGTACTTCCGTGTGGAGGGGCAGGCTTTCAGTGACACGGGCGGCGATGTGCACTGCATGCTGTATCGCTGCCGCACTACCGGCGATGTTGAAGGCGAATTCACCGACGGTGGTTTCTACCTCACCAAGTGCAGTGGCACTGCCTTCCCCAGCCAGGCGGTTGCCAGTATTGACGCTCTGTACGATCTCGTTTACAACGAGCCTCCTGCAGGAACCCCCATCACGCTTCCGTAATTCAGCAACCCACCAGCCAGGAGACCTAGGAGTCCAACATGGCACCAGTCAAGCCCAGCAAGCGCACCACCCCGAAGGGCGATATCCAGAAGGCTACTTCAGCTTCGGAATGGAAGTCCTCAGCTCGGCACCCGGTGTACCTGGAGCTGCCCAGCGGCAACACCTGTCTAGCCATCAACAAGGGCCTGAAGGTGTTCATGCAGGAAGGCACCATTCCCAACTCGTTGCTTCCTATTGTGGATGCAGCGATCTCGCAGGCACAGGGTCTTGCCCCTAAGCAGATGAAAGACATGGCCTCTGACCTGAAAATGCTGGGTCAGGTGATGCAGCTTTGCGACGCTATTGTCGTCTCCTGTGTGAAGTCTCCTAACATTCAACCGTCGCCTACAGCGCAGGTTTACGGGGATGAAGAGGAGATCGTCACAGTGGTGGTTGAAGCTGGGGAAACCGTCCACGATGTTGTGACAGACAAGGACGTTGTTCGGGATCCAGAAGTCCTGTACGTGGACGAATGCGAACTGGACGACAAGATGTTTGTCATGCAGTGGGCCATGGGAGGTGTCAAAGAGGTGGAGACCTTTCGTAAGGAATACGAGGCTGCTATGGCAGACGTATCAGGCGGCTCAAAAGTGGATGAAACAGCCAAGTGAACTGCTTCACATTGAGGATGAGTATGCCGCTTGGTGCTTTGATCAAGCGTGTATGTTCTTTGGCGGCACTGTTGAAGCAGACATGGAAGCGGTGGAAGGCCAGACAGCCGCTCTGCGTAAGGGCAATGCCCTAAACGTTCTTAGACGGTATCTGGGGGAGCCTGAAAAGTTCCGGGACATTCGGTCAATTGGTAAGTTCCAGGAACAGGAAAGACCCGAGCCACCGTTCAAGCGGGAGTAACTGATGAGTGATCTAGGGACAGCCAGAGGCAAGGTAGTTATAGATCCATCTGGTGCTGTCACTGGATTCGGTACTGCCACTAAGGCCAGCGAGAGCTTCACTCAGAAGGTAAAGGGTGCAGGAAAGGAAGCCCGTACCGTCGGTTTGGCCATCGGCGGTGCGGGCGCTGTCATTGCGGCAGGGCTGGGTGTTGCCATCAGCAAAGCGGCTGACTTTGAAGAGCGCATTAGTGCCATTGGGGCTGTCACAGGTGCCACTGAGAAAGAACTAGAGAGCATTCGTAAGAAGGCCCTTCAGCTGGGTGCTGACACCAAGTTCTCTGCTCTTGAAGCGGCCTTCGCCATTGAGGAACTGTCCAAGGCGGGTGTTTCTCTAGACGACATCATGAACGGTGCTGCCGATGCCGTTGTCAACCTGGCAGCAGCTGGTGAGATTGATCTAACAGAAGCAGCTTCCATTGCTTCGGCTGCCTTGAATACGTTTGGTCTCAAGGGCAAGGACATGGCGCACGTTGCCGACCTGATTGCAGGTTCGGCTAACGCAAGTGCCATTGACGTCCATGAGTTTGGTGAGTCACTGAAACAATCCGGTGCTGCTGCCGGCTTGGTGGGCTTGAGCTTTGACGATCTGGCCGTTGGCATTACGGCGATGGGCAAGGCGGGCATCAAGGGCAGCGATGCTGGTACTTCACTGAAGACTTTCTTGTTGAACCTTCAGCCCACTACCGCTAAGCAGCGGGACACGATGAAGGACCTGGGCATCATTACGGAGGAGGCCGGTAACCGCTTCTTCACGGCTGGTGGCAAGCTTAAGTCACTGTCTGAGATCTCTGAGATACTGCATTCATCTACGGCTGACTTGACAGATGCTCAGAAGACGATGGCATTGGAAACCATCTTTGGTAGTGATGCCATTCGTGCGGCTGCGGTCATCACCAAAGAAGGCGCAGCCGGTATGGACACGCTTGCTGCCAGCATGGCCAAGGTGTCATCGGAAGAAGTCGCTGAGAAGCGCATGGACAACTTCAAGGGGTCTTTGGAGCAGCTTCAGGGCTCGTTGGAAACTGTTCTCATTATCATCGGCACACCGTTCCTCAAGGGCCTTCGTGATATTGCTGACCAGCTGACCAATGTGACAAATGCTTTCGCAAACCTGTCACCGAAGACGCAGGAGATGATCGGCAAGGGGTTGGCCATAGCCGCCGTTCTTCTTATCGCTATTGGGGCTATCACCTTCTTGGTGGGAGCTATTCAGTCCGCAGTGGCTGCTTTCACGGCCATAGGTGCCATCATCGGACTTTCTGCCGCTGCTTTGTTCTTTTGGGTAATCGTCATAGCGGCCGTGGTAGCCGCACTGGTTCTGTTGTGGCAAAAGAACGAGAACTTCAGAAACGGAGTGCAGGCTGTATGGCAGTACATTCAGAGCACCGTCATTCCAATTGCCAAAGACCTAGCCGCACGAGCAGTTGAAATAGGAAAGGCGTTTGCTCATTGGTTCATGGAGGTAGCGGTACCGGCTATCCAGAGCTTCATACAGAAGGTCGTTGAGGTAGGTACTGCCATAGTTCAGTGGTTCCAGAATACTGGGCTTCCTGCCATCCAGGCATTCATCGGGTTCATAACGGGCACCGTGATACCGGCTATCGGTAGGTTCGCCAGCAGTGTTCAAGAGAAGCTGGGTGCTGCCTTCAACTGGCTTCAGGCAAACGTGTTCCCGGTATTCACGGAACTGGGTGCGCTGGCCGTAGCCGTGTTTGACAAGATTGTCCAGGGCATCGTCATTCTGGGGCCTTTGTGGCAAGCCATCTGGACGGTTATTACCACGGCCGTCAGTATTGCTATTGGCATCATCGTTGATATTGTCACAACGTTTGTTGGAGTATTGCTCAATGCCTGGTCGTTGTTGGGAGATAACATCATAGACATTGTGATGTTTGCTTTCAACTTTATCAAGTCTTTCGTGGAAATAGTGCTTCGGACCATTCAAGGAATCATCCAGGTAGTTACCGGCATAATCACAGGTGACTGGGCCAAGGCTTGGGACGGTGTCAAGAACATCTTTGGCGCCGTATGGGATTTCATTTTGTTGGTCGTCACCGGTGCCATTCAGGCTGTTGGATTGATCATCGGCACGGGCCTGGACCTGATCCGCTTGCTCTGGGATACTGCGTGGGCCTTTATCGGTTTGGTGTTACGCACGGCTTGGAGCCTTATCCAGGGTGTGGTTACCGGGGCTATCGCTATAATCATCGGGTTGATAGGCAGCGCCCTAAACCTAATCAGGACGATATGGAACAATGCCTGGAGTGCTGTCAGTAGTTGGGTGACCGGTATTTGGGCTGCGATTGTTGCTGTCGTCAGCACTTTTATCGGTGCTCTTATTGAACGTATTGCGACAGCACTCAACAATATTCGTAACGCATGGAATAGCGCATGGTCAGCTATCGGTTCTTTCCTTAGCTCTGCGTGGTCGGCAATGACCAGTAGAGTTTCGGGAGCCATTAGCACCATCATCGGATTCTTGCAGGGTGTGCCGGGCAGGGCTCTGGGTGCTCTGGGTGGAGTTGTTGGTGCGTTGATTTCCAGAGGAGCCCAGTTGATAGCTGGTTTCCAAAGTGGCGTCACCAACGGAGTGATCGCAGTTGTTGGCTATCTGTCTGGTTTGCCCGGTCGTATCGCTGGTTGGATCGGAAACCTTGCGAGCACTCTATGGGGTGCAGGCCGTGATCTTATTCAGGGTTTTGTTGATGGTATCAGGAGCGTTATCAGCAGCGTTCGGGATACTCTGACCGGTCTTGCTGGAAGCCTCACCAGCTGGAAGGGTCCACCCGCCAAGGATCGCAAGCTCTTCATACCGATCGGCCGGATGTTGATAGAAGGACTGATTGAAGGTATTTCCGATCAGGTTGCTCCGTTGCGATCCCTGCTCCAAGACATCGGGCCTTCCCTGCGTGCGGATCTTTCCGTGGGTGTTGCCGCTGCTGGGGTTGGGGCTGGCGGGACCATCGGCAATATTTCTCCAAGTAATTCTGTGTTTGGAGACCAATTCAGAGGTAAAGCGGAAGCAAAACCGACCACTTTGCTTCATATTGAAAACTTCACCGTTCAGGCCAATACACCTGAAGAAGGTCGTGCAGCTGGCAAGGCTTTCCTGGGTGTTCTTGAGGAGCGCAAGATCTTGACTGATGCGAGGATCGTCTGATGCCTAACTGGAATCCAAATGCTTCGTCTGGTGAAGTGCTTGGCCTTGAATGGATGACGAACCACGATCACAAGAATAGGGTGTGGTCGGGAGCGCCTGGGCGTATGGATCGCAAGAGGTCTACGGTGGCTGAGACAATTGGGTCTCTGAAGATGTCTGCTTCAGTTGATCCACTGACACGTGCCAGCGTGCCCACTTTGATTGACGTCATGGTGGAAGGCAATGAGTTCACGGCTCTGCCTAAGGTTGTGAATCTGGTGCCAAATGTGGATAGGCTCAACACTGGTTGGGTCAATCAATCCGGTGGTTCAACCAACCTTTGGCAGTCCATTGATGACGACACCACTCAATGGCCTAGCGTTGTCACCGAGACCACATGGCTCCAGACACCCAGTGGTGTTCTTGACTACGCAGCTGGCTTTGATACGGCTCTGTTCAACGGTGGAGCTGCTGCGAACGGTCGTATATTCTGGGTCGGTGTTGGTGCAATTCTGGGGGCTAATACCGGTATCCGAAAGGTGGAAACTAGGCTTCGTATAGGCGGTGCCTACTTCTCTCCAGCTGGTGGGGCACGTCGTGACGTCACCGGGTACGGGGCTCTGTATTCGTTCTTCTGGGGAGAGATCAACCCAGCCACCCTGCGTCCGTGGACGCCGGCTGAAATACTGCATCTGCAGCACAGGTCCCCAGGATTATTGCCCTGAGCCTGAACGTTGCCTACCTGGAAACGGAGAACAGGGCTGCCGTAGGCGTGTGGCGCAGGCCCGAAAGCATTGGTACTTCCAAGCTGATCAACGTCACTACGGACACGTTGCGCACCATGCCAGCGGGTACCGTCAACTGGTCCAAGTTGATCAACACCAACTACTTGTTCTTCTGGCGTCAATCGGCAAGTCCCAGTCAGTATGGTCCAATCGTGGCCGACGACGTACGCTGGAATGGTGCGTACCAGGATCTGACCAGAGACGGTAATCCTCCCGGGATCGTGTATCCGCTCAGCTTCAGTGGCACGCCACCACCAGGCGCTACCGGCCTCGCCAGCGACACCATCGCTTACGACACGTTCGGTAGGCCCCAGAAGGTGTTCTCAGGGGTGTCCCAGGCCAGCTATGCGCTGGCGATGGTGACCACGGCACCAGCCGACAGCATTGACAGCCAACCGTACCGCCTGGACTTGGCCGATTTGGCCAAGGTCACGTCTGCTCAGAAGCTGGGTCAGCGGTTGGTGCCCGGCTCCACGCAGACGTATCTGGGCACGTGCTTCCCAGTCATTCCTCCTGCTACCGGCAATCCAACTTTGACGGTTGCCGTCATTCGTATCTCGGATCAAGTTCAGATGGGCGGCACCTTCACAATCACGGCCGCTGCCGCTCGTTCCCTGCGTGTTCTTAGTGGTTCTCCGGATTGGGCTTACGTGTCCGGGTTTTTGAGTTCCGGAGCGGTACTGACCAATGCCATCCCGTATGAGCTTCGCTTCACCACAAACTCGGGTGAGTGGTTGATGGCCATGCCGAATTGCTCTCTGGCACCAACAGCCAGTTTCGGGGGCAATACCTCTGGTGCCTTCATAGGCGCCACCCACGACACCAACCGAGATCTCAGCGCTGTACTGGTGCGGCAGCCCAACCCTGCAACCGGTGCGGCAGCCGCCATAATTCAAGTTCCGGTATTGACGTATCTGTCGGTTCAGGGAGTACCGCTGATCCAACACGTGCGGGTGTCGTGGTCGCCGCCCGGCAGCGGCATGGGTGGTCTGTTCAAGCGCTATGAACTTGATAGATCCTTGGACGGAGGAACCATATGGTTTCGTATAGCTCATTTGAACAATTCAGCAGCGTCTTCGTTTGACGACCACGAAGTGCCCCGAGATACTTCGGCCATATACCGAATTCGTGCGGTTGGTCTTGACGGTCGTTTCAGTACTTACGCACAGACAGGGGCTGTGAAACCCACCGGTCCGGGTGAGGTTGTCATATTCACGTCCAATCACGACACCACAAAGGAAGTGGTGTACTTCTTTGATCATGACTCCACGTACCCGCTTCTGTCTTCAGCAGGTGACGAGACGGTATTGATTCACGGTGCTAATCGTCAGGTTGTATTCATGGAGACAGAGGACAGAGGTATCGGTTGGCATACCGGCATCACCATAGACAAGATGGCGGTATATCGTGATGGAGGTCATAAGGCCATCACCCCCTTAATGAATATCATCAGGTCGTTGGACATCCCGTACGTGTGCACGCTTGACGACAGAGGCACTCAGATACTGGGGCATGTCGCTATTACCGAAGCTAGCCGAAGCAACAGTTCTCGGTACTACACGGCTGACGTAAACGCCATACCAACGCACGATGCTCCGGTACCGGTGGAGGTTGCCTGATGGTTTGGGCGCCAACTACAGATCAGATCCTCAACCTGGATGGCGTAAGGCGTAGGGCTGATCGCTTCAGATTTGAACTGTGCGACAGAGACCTCAGGCCAATTGGTCAGTTGCATCCAGACAGATCCTCCTCCGTGATCTCTGTTCAGAACGATGTTTCAAATAGAACGTCAAGGCGCCTTACCAATTTCAAACTCTTACCTGACGAAGCTGCATATGTGAACACGGTTAGCGATCGTCTACGTGTCTACATGGTTTTGCAGAACGGCGTTGAGTTTCGTCTGGGTACGTTTGTTTGGGCTGATGAGAACAAACCACGCCGTTCATGGGGAGATGAAAAGCACGCTCAGTTAGTTGATTACAACTACATCCTGGACAAGGACACTACGCAGGCATTCGGATGGGGTCGTGGTGCAACCATCGTTCTGATAATGATCTTCCTACTGAACCGTGCCGGCTTCCAGCTGGAGCAGATTTCTACGATAGGTCCAGAGGCCGAAAGGGGATTGGCCGACCCCATGAGCTGGCAACCGGGTGCAACTTGGTCTCAAATGCTGACCGACCTGTGCAACCTGGTGGGGTTCGCATCACCCTGGTTTGACAGGGACGGAATACTGCACTTGGATCAGCCACCGGATCCAGCCTTCAACTCTCCTTCTGTTCCTGCGTACGGTCTAGATACTAGGATCATCTCGGATTCCATACTCTTCTCCAGTGGTCTGCTAAATGCCCCGAACGACTTCGGGATGTTTGACTCTGGTACCTCCCAGTTGAGAGCTGGGCGATATCAATTGCCGGCTTCGGCGCCTCATTCATTTGCGAATAGAGGATATAGGATTGGTCAAACACAATCTGTACAGGGTACGTCAAGCCAGGATATTGTGAATAAGGGCGCTCGTACTTTGGCTCAAACAAGTGACGTGTTTGAATTTGTTACGTTTAGTTCAACTTTGGATCCTAGACATGACACGTACGAGATTGTTCCGGCGTTCAACTTGAACTGGCTGGAAACTGGTTGGAACATGGAGTTGACCTCGGGTGGTGCCATGCAACATACGATGAGAAGGATCTTCTATGACGTCGTCTAATCTCACGGTTGTCAATCTGGCCGCACTGTTGAGGACAATGGCAAAGGCTGCCGTTACCGAAGCGGTGTCTCAGACCAGAACAACCAGGCAGCTTGCGGGCACGGTTGAAGACCTGCAAGAAGTGGAGCTGGACGTTGCCTGGATCCGCATGGACTCAGAGGCTATGAGTAGTGATCCAACTCAGTCTGACAACTGGGGAGAGCCGGGTGTCATACCAACCACTCGGTTGGGCGAAACGTTTGCTGGTGAACAGGTGCGCACCACCTTTGACGGCTCGGCTGGTGCCACTTCCATACGCACGAGCGCTCTCAAGCAAATCGTTGTTCCTTTTGGTGCTGCGGAAGATGGCGAACACATTCGCATTGACGGCAACGAAGGTGCTGGATACATCGCATTCTTCAATGACGATGGAGAAATGGTTGGTTATCTAGACGCTAATCAGTGGTTCATGGGTACGGAGACGTCCGATTTGGTTCGTCTAGATCCAATTGGTGGCCTGCGGCTGTGGGACGATGGTAATCAGGTGCGGGTGATTGTGTCTACTGGCGAGGGTCTCCAGGTGCGTGATGGTGTTTCTGGTATCACCGGAGTCGCAGTTCGCCATGACGGCATCATCGTTGCTGATCCTGTGACCGGTGAGACAATCTCAATTGCCAGTGGCAGCGTGTCGGCCACACCAGCTCCGCACTGGGCTAGCTCGTTGGCACTCTCACCTGGCACCACTCACAGCGCTCCCGCCATCTCGTCGTTTGCCACTGCTGATGATCTTGATCTACGGTTCGTGTCAGCTTCGGCTGCCTCGGCGCTAGGCGCTCAGAGTTACACTCCTCCAGCAGGCTTCACAGAACAGACAGACGTCAACAGCTCTGGGGCTACGTCACTGGCAACTTCGCTGGCCACGAAGGATCCCGCCGACGCTGCTCCGAGTGTGGCTAACTTCACTAATACGTCGGCGGCTTTCACTCGCAAGGTCGGACATGGTGTCATAGTTCGGGGTGGTGGTGGCACGTCCCCGGCGATCGGTGCTGTTGAGTCGGGCACGGTACAGACCTTCACCACCAAGACCATCAACTTGACCATCAACGCTCCAGCCTCTGTGGCCAACGGTGATCTCATGGTCGCTCACGTAGCCCTGGCTGGTCCGGCTATCCCAGTTGGTTGGACGGTCCCAGAGGGGTGGAAACAGCTGGGCGTTCAGGCCTCTGGGCTCGGCACCACGCACATCTTAGGCTCGGGTGTGTGGTACAGGAAGTGGGAGACCGGAGACCCTACGAGTGAGGTTGTTAGTATCAACATGACAGTGGCTGCATCCACCAAGGTTCATGCCACTGTCGTGAGGATCACCAACCCCTACGCTTTCCCCGGTGGACTTGACATCCGTCGCAACAACCGCTCAATGCCTCGGGGACAGGTCGGTGAAGCGATTGGCACAACTGCTACGACCAACTGGGCGAACGCCGCTCTTCCACAGACAGTGGAAACGATTTCCAACATTGACGTATTGGTGGGGCGAACCTACAGGATCGCTTATGATGTCCCAAACTACACGTTTAACGGCCTCGCCGCTGCTTCTCGTTTCGCCATTGACATTGAGATGGACACTGGATCAGGATTCACCTTGTTTCACACGATCATTGCTAGATCAATGAGCATTAATGGGACTGAGACAGGGTCCGCCAGTGGTAGCCGGTCCTACATTCCTTCTGCAGATCAGACCATAAGTCTTCGTACTGTGGTCCGTCAGATCGCAGCCGGGACCGGCTTCAACATCCAGCTCAGTGGATCGGCTGGTGCCCGTAGGTGGCTCTACATTGATGACGTAGGAGCAGCGTTCTAACGACCTGCTAGCCTGAATTACAAGGCAAGGAGAAGCGTATGAAGAAGGGTTTCGTAATCCATCACAACGGTCCGTCAGCCAACTGCATTGGTAAGCCTCACTCTCGCTGCATTTCGTTCTGGAATGGTGTGAAGGCATACCATCAGCAGAAGTGGCCCGACTCCAACGACATCGCCTATTCGTTTGGCGTGTGTCCGCACGGCACAAGGTTCGTTGGTCGTGGTTGGAACAAGAATCAGTACGCAGGTGGTACTGATGTGGTAGGTCACGACGACGGTCCGGATTCCGCCTGGTTCTCTGTTCTTGAGTTCATCGGTGGCGGTCCTGGTACCGGCTATCCCAACGAGGCGCCTACAGAGGCCATGGTGGCTGACACCAAGTCTTTGATCGCTGAGGGCCGGAAGGCCGAACACTGTGGAACTCAGGTGTTACCGCACAACGCCTTCAAGGTGAAGCCCTGTCCAGGTTCAGAGTTCACCGTCCTGGCTTACCAGTGGAACAACCGCTCCCTCACAACTGAAACCCCCGAACCAGAGGAAGAAGACATGGATTTGATCATTGACAGCCCCGGTAATCCTGCTCTGTGGGTGGGTGGCGGCAATGTCAAGTCACTCAACCCTGCGCAGCGCAGCGCCCTGCGAGCCATCGGTGTGGCGCCGAAGCAAGTGGACGACGCCACTTCGGACGCTCTCCGCAGTCTCGTGGACTGATCTCAACAAGGAGGAAACAACATGGGTGGTTCAGTCAACTACAGGGACATCTTCTTCAAGGTGTTCTGGACTGGAGCAGTAGCCGCTACTTCAGCCGCCATCGCAGCAACGGCGGATCTGCCGTACTGGTGGGTCCCGATGCTTGCAGTCGGGTTGAACACGGCTCTCGCATGGTTGCGTCAGCAATTGGGTGAGACACCACCCACGCTTGGCCCACCTGCGTGACGAGGGCTTCCCACTGGATGGTCTGGCGATCTGGTGGGAACAGGGGCTAGAAGCCGGGTGGCAGGCTGGACCGTGCCCTGTCACCTGGCTCGCCCTCGTAAATTCCCTGGTCATAGACTTTCTTATAAATTCTCATATTTGGGCTTGCGATCTGTTCCTGGTGAGAGTACATTGATCTTCAGCAAGCCAGCCCCGCAAGGGGCCAAGGCAGCCAGCAGGTTCCAGTGGTCGGCAAGCCAGTAGGGCGCCCGGTTCGCACCAAGGATCTGCCGCCAGCACCAGGCGAAAATGGTGGCGGCCAAGTCCAACAGTAGGGCCGGCGGAGGGGTCACAGCCTCCCGAAACAAGGGACAAGCGAAGGCTCCGCAGGGAGCTGCGGGGTATCTGACTCTTCCACGGGTCACGCCTCTCAGACCGCAGACCACACCAGCCCTGGTGATGGCACTGGCTCTGGGAAGGACGTGCGATGGCACCGGCAAGAGGACAAGGAGGGAATACCGAATCAGCTTCCTGCAGGGTCTTCGCCACAAAGGTGAAAGCTCCGCAGGGAGTTGGGCGTACGTGCCGATTGCAGATAAGCGCACCTAAGACGTGTCAAACAGACGCTAAGCCCACGTCCCAGCTTCCTGCAGAGCTTTCACCAGCTCTACCCGGAGCCTGCAAAGGGCGAGGGATCAGAGGCCCTGAGCACGGCCACTAGGCGAAACCGCTCAACACGGCCAGTGTGAATTCAACTCGGTAGCGCCCCGACAACGGGTAAGTAGGGTTCAACTCCCTACCTGGCCACGGCCGGAGATACGGGTTCAAATCCCGTCCAGTCCACTACGAGGGCTGGTAGCTCAATTGGTAGAGCCCGGTGTTCTTCTCCTCACCACGTAACCCCGCATGGGGTTCACCAGTTGCTAGTACCTCCCCTCAACGGTCCACAGCCCAGAGCGTCATGACCACGGTCTTTCGTAGGGCACCGGATGTCAGTGTAGGTAGGCGTGAGTACAGGCTGGACGTGGTGGGGATTAACTTCACCAAACAGAACAGGAGATAGAACCATGAAGGCAACCAACAAGGACGGCAGCCGCAATGCAGCCCTCATCAAGAAGGTTGTGAAGCTGCGGGACACGGACAACTTGTCGTGGACCAAGATCAAGCTCGCCATCCGAGAGGGCAAGACCGGGGTCACCGTCAGCGGCAGCACGGTTCGTCGCATGTACGACGAGGGCCACGGCCGTAAGGGCGCCCACTACGAGAGCCGCCCGCTGACCGGCGGACGGTACCGCAAGGGCACCGAGGCTCCCAAGCCTGCCGAGAAGACCACGGCTCCCAAGGCCACGGTCAAGAAGTCTGCCCGAAAGGGCAGCGACGTCAGCTCCAAGGTGACCACGGTCACCCGCACGCAGCGCAAGGACGGTCTCAAGCCGTCCCAGTCCGCCCTGGGTGGTCGCAAGACGCCTGCCAACAAGGGCACCTCGGGTACCGCCCGCAAGGCGACCCGCAAGTCAACGACCGCTACTCCTGCCAGCGACTCCTCGGAGCGCCCGGCGGAGCAGGTCGGCTGAAGTCAGGAGGAGCGGTACCGCTTGCAAGGGCGGCACCGCCTTCCCCCTAGCTACAGCTAGGAATGCCAGGCAACGAATAGTGAGTTGGATTAGTCCCCCAGCCACGAGGGAGGACACCCATTGTCGGTGTTTGGCAGTAAAGTACGTTGGGGTTACGTGTGTACGAAAGCCTGAAGGACCCGCCTGATCAACGGGCCTGACCGCCTGCGAGGTTTCACATGCCTCGGCCCCACTAGCCAGACTAGGAGAAGGGTGTATGAAGGTAAAGATTAGCTACACGGTTGACGTGGATGACGACATCCGTCGGGCTATCAACGATTGGTACGGCCGTGAAGGGCTTGCTTCTCGTGAAGAAGTCCAGCGATGGTATGAGGCCAACGGTCATTCCATGGATATGGATCTCGGTCGTACCTGATCCCAGCAGAAAGAGGAAGCATGGACGAGAAGCAAGCACGGTTCATCCAGAACCTGGAGAGATTCATTCAGGAGACCGAGGAACTGAAGCAGTTCAAGGGCAAGGCCAAAGTCCTGCGCTCGCTGGAGCGCATCAGGGTCCTCAAGACCTTCAACTGAAATCGCCAGCAGTCCACCGCAAAGAGCCGGGTGGCCCTTAGGGGTTGCCCGGCTTGTTTGCGTTGAGGGGTCTTGCGATCTACATCTGGAAGGCGCATACTGATCCACATGCGAGCAACCATCACAGGCGCCGGTGAAATGAATTCAGTACGTAAGGCTCTGGCTAGCCGTGAAGATCGTCAGGCCGACACCGTCAAGATCCAACGACAGAACAAGAGTGGCCGCTGGGGCAAGGCTTACGACGCACGACGCTTCGGTTCCGAAACTGACGAGCAGGTTGTGGCCAGGCTTACCAGTCTCAACGAGGGTGTTTCGTTCAGGCTGGTCGGTTGAGGAACTTAGCGGGTAGGCCCGGCTTCGGCCGGGTCTTTCTTGTGTTTCGGAAGGTTGCGACGTGTGGTACGATGACAGTAACAGACCAGTGCATCACGAGAGGGAAGTGTTATGACTGGCACGCAATGGCCTTGCACGGCCGAGGAAATCATAGAGGAACGGGACGCCAAGAGTCAGTCTTGGAAGCAGGTGGCTGTTGCTCTTAACCTGGGCGAAGGCAAGAAGAACCGTGGGCGCTACGCCCAGCACGCCTACGAGGAGTTGACGGGTCTCTCACGACACGACAGCAGGCCGTTAGGCGGGCGCATACCCAGTGCCGGCACCAACGGGGCGCACGCCACGCCTGCTCGGCGTCAGCGGGCTCTCAGGACCCAATGGGACGACGACACGGACCAGGGTGAGATTGAAGCAGCCCTGATGGGCGTGCGTGTGGAGAACGAGAAGACCGGCTCGGTGTCCTGGCGACCCGTGAAGATCACTGTCCAGCGGACTGTGTACGGCCGCAAGTACACCGAGGAGATCTCCTGCCGGTACGCCACGGAGTTCAGCTACGGACCGGAGGGCGACCAGCCGCTTCAGGTGTCGGTGGTGGAGAACTACGCAGGAGCCAGCCGTACGGTCTACGTGGCCGACGTTGTGAAGGTATCCCGATGATGAAATGTCGCTGGTGTGGTTGGGCTATCCGCACGCATCCACTGTTCACGTGGGTTCACGAGGACACTGCCCATACAAGCGGGCGGGTCAACTGCTGCAACGGACGACACCGTGCCCAACCCAGGAAGGAGCAGTGATGGTTCGGTACTATGGAGACTGCTTCCAGGTCTCAGCGCAACGCCTGATGTCACCGGGCTTTCCTGATGGTTTGCTGGTGCACGGTCTGCCCGTGAACCAGAGCGAGGAGCACGCAGGAAAGCGTTACTGGCACGCCTGGATTGAAGTGAACGGCACGGTTTACGACTTCAGTCGGGGCAAGCGGCTGCGTATCGCAAAGGCGGAGTACTACCACCTAGCCCAGTTGACCGAGAAGCACGTGTACCGGTACGACCGTGAGACCGCCCGTTCCATTCTCCTGCGTACCGAGAACTACGGACCGTGGGTGCCAGGTTGGCGTCGGCTTGAGGAGATCAAGTTCCCCAAGGCGGAAGTGTGATGGCGCTCAACCGTGCCCAGGAGAAGGCCATACGCACGGCTACGTTGCCGCTGGTGCAGGACCTAGTCACTGCGCTGATTGGTGCTGGCATGACACGTGAGAAGGCCCTGAAGACGATCCGTTGGGCTAGCTACCGCCTGGTGGCTGGAGACACTACAGACCAGGAGAAGCAGTTATGACGGTCACAGACGAGCGTTTGCTAAGGTCCATCACGATCGTGTACCCTGA